GAGGTTCTCCAAGCCAAATTTTCAATGGAAAACATATACTTTTTGACACCACCCTCTCCTCGTAATATCGAGTCACCCCCTTTTTCGGGTGCAATGTTAAGTTGATAAGTCTTATCCAATATTGAATAGGAAGCTTTTCGAATGTTTCCATCCGATTTTTGTAAATCACCATATGAAATATACGGAGTATCTTTAGTAAAAACTCGGCAATATTCCAAAGGGGTATTGAGTTGGCCTGGTGTGAAACTCAAAACTCTTGACCCTTTGGTAATCAATTTGTACCCGTCACTAAAAATTTTACTTGTCTGATTTATAGCATTCCCAACATGTGAGTATCTATTACCGTCCAAAGGCATTGACTCAACTAACCTTTGTGTATCATCAAGAATAGATCCAGGTTTAAATTCATATCTTAATTTTGATGACTCACTTGCAACAAACTGATTAGCTATGACAGAATAGTCAGGATCTTCGGTTAAAGCTGTTCCATCAGGACCAACTCGTTTTCCCGCGTCTGGAGCTACTCTACTATTAACCCAAGAAAACCCTCCCGTTATATTTCCTTGACTTTGATATGTTGTTCCAACAAAACCAAAGTTTAATTGTTCTGAAAGTTCTTGACCTTCATATTCTTTACCCAATACTTGTGGTCCATAAACAGGTGCTAAAACTTCTTGCCCAAACTCGTTGATTGGAACTGCACCAGGGGGTGAATTTAAGTAAATTGGTTCTCTATCTGGTGAACCCACATAGTATAATCCTTGACCTAAATCTTGAGCTTGAGACCCAAAAATTGCCTGTCCAATTGCTGATACGATCCCCCTTCCGCCAGTGTTATACCTTGGTCTGTATCTGTTGTAATCTAAGTTGTTTGTTAGTTGTGCTCTTTGACCTTCACCTGTGTAATCTAAAAAGAGTTGTGAAGGAGACGTTGGTCTACTTCCAAATAATCCAAATACACCACCTCTAGTTCCCCCCTCACTAGCTCTTGCTAAAGATTGTGTTGAATTTATAGTTCTTTGTTCATTATCTACTGTAAAATAATCACCTGGGATAGGTGACAATGGTAAAGTAAATCCTGCGATTCTTTGGACAATATCTTGTCCTTGTGATAGAATATTTCCACCACCCGATGTGATTTTATAATCTCTAAAAATTAACGGTCTCTTACCCGCAACAATTAATGATAAGTTGATTGGATCTTGGAGACCATTTAATATGTTAACCCTACCGAGAGTTTCAGTTCGAACGTTTTGATCTACTCTTTGTTGATATGCGTTTTTAAGAAACTCAACACTCAATTGTGCCAGCCTCGAGTCGTCCGTGACGGGTCCGTTAGACCCTTCAGGTATTTCTTGTAATAAAACACTGAAAGGTGAGTAGGAAGAAGGTCTGAAACTTGGTGGATCCCAATAGGTTGCATTTTTTTGTACCTTAACGATATCACCAATATCATAGTATCTTATAAAACCATCTCTCGGTGAATATTCATTTTTTATTTGACCTTTTTTTTGAAAACTTTCCGAAAATACCTTAAGTGCGTCTGTATAAGGGGGGAATGGACCATAAGGACCTCTGTTGGTTGGGTTTTGAGATACAGATATTAATCCTGAAATATCCTTATTATATCCCCCATAAGGTCCGAATTCATTTGTTAAGTATAAGCCATCAGCAAATGGTGCTAAATCAATTAACTGATCAGGAGAATCAATAACGGAATATTGACTCGGTTCGTACTGATTTGGTTGGTTTGATACTGAATATCCAAAAGCGCCTGGTTTGTAGTATGGTTTTAAATTCCTAACTAACAAACTATTTCTTACCGCTGAAGTGGCATCAAATGTTAATCTAGATGGCATATATTATTTACAAATAAATACCCATCCTTGATTTTTTTCTACGTAGTTCTTGTCGAATTTGGTAAATTACTGTATGTTGGTTGATTCATTCTTTCTGAAATTAATTCAACAACTTTTCTTTGAAATTCGGAACTATTCACGACTTGATTAGTTACATCCAAACTTCGTCCGTCTTGGGTTACGACCTTCAACTCGATCCCCCCCGTTATTGGTGAAAATGATACATTTTGATTTATACTAGTTGGAGATGTTGCAACTACTGTGGTCTGGGTATTTTGGGGTTTTATAGGTGGTGCAGTGTTAATTGTAGTGGGTTGTGACAAGACTGTAGACTTATTTTTAATTGTCGATTGTAAATTTCCTAACTCTGTTGCAGTCTTAGTCGCTTGTGTACCTAAATTATTTAAATTATTATTTACTGTTGTTGTTTTAATATTATTTAATTCATTCTTAACATTGGATACACTCTCTCTGACGGGTTTTAATAAAAAATTATCAGCCTCTCCTAAAATCTTTTCTATTATATCTATTCCTCCACCCGTTAATTTTGCTATTAGATTGTCATCACTAATTCTTTTTGATAGATTACCTAAAAAATCAAAAGTACCTATTTGTTTTCCTAACTTTTCCAAGCCGTCTAAATATACTCCAGAGGCATCAAACAATTTTTTTGAATATTTCGCAAAATCTAAGTTCCCCGCGGCAAAATCTTGAGATATTTCCTTTATAAGTTCTGGGAAATTTTTATAGGTTTCGTCGGTTTTTTCGAGTCCTCCTCTCATTCTTGTCGTTAAAGTTCTTGGTGCTACGTTCGTCGCTTCAATACTTGCTCTTACAGCTTGTGTTAAATCTTGAGTCATTTTATTACCAGCTGATACGCCCGCAAACGTATCTCTTAAACTTTTGATTGCCGCTATTAGTAATTCGGTTTCCGTAAGTTGGGCTTGTGCTATTTCCTCCATAGTTTCAGGTCTTCCTCTAAGTTTCTCAACATCTTGTTGGTTCAATTCAGTAGTTAATTTCTGTTGACCACTGACCTCCACTACGAAGGCGTTTTTCTCTTTACTAAATTGTGCTAAATTGGCAATTAATTGTTGATCATCTTTATCAAAACTAGAAAACTTAAATTCTGAAGAGAGCTTATTAAGTTTAGCTTGTGCCATAGACGTTTTGACTAAATTTTCATACGACATATTCACCACCGGCGCAAGATCTCTTAAATCTCTTTTAGCGTTGGGAAACACTTTGAATTCCTTACTTTTCTCATCAAAGTAAGTGAATTTACTCGTCATTTGAATTATTTGGTCTGTCAATCCATCGACATCTTCGGATGCTAAATACGTTAACCTGAATGGATCCGCTAAGTCACCAACCGCAACCCCTAATCTTTGAAAAGCAGACACCGCTTCAATAGCTCCTTCAGGAGAAAACACTTTTTCAGCAAAAGAAAAAACTTGATACATATCAAATCTCATGGTAGCCGCTTTAGTCGCCATACTTGAGAGTCCCTCTACTCCATTTTTGAATCCGTACTGGTTTAGTTTATCCAAATTTTGTGAAACCAAATCGAATACTTTCGAACTATTGACACCAACCAATCGAGCAATGTTTGCGGTTTCTTGCATTCGATCTTTTATTAAACCAACTTGAATTCCCGCGTCTTGAAATGAACCAACTACCGCACCATAATCTGTCTGTCCCAAGGCTTTCATTGCGACAAACAAATCGGACGTAGTTTCGCCTAGTAATATCCTGTTTGTTCCTAAATTTTTAGATATTGTATCTTGTATGTTAATTACATCAGATAGGTTTCCACCCAAACGAACCACCTCGGGTAGTGCAATAACTAATTCTTTTCGAAGACCTTGTACAGCACTTTGTGTTCTTCCAAAAGTTCCTGCTAGTGTAGTATTTGCCTCTAGGATCTGTTTATTTAATTCATAAGCCTCTCCACTCAAATTACTCAAACTAGCAAGGGCTTGTTGTGAAAATTTTTTTAACTCTTCAAAAAATCCCCCAATTTGTCCGTTTTCATCCATATCAATAAATAGCCACTACAACAATTTCTTAGATAGATTGATTGTTGATTTTTTCTAATAATTTCCTTCTCCAAAAAATAGGCATACTCAAATAATCAGAGTACGAAACGTTCAATCTCTGATTTAATAAAAAAAACTCGTCGATTTGATAACCTCTATAATCAGAAGAAAACACGAAAAAACTCCGCCCCAAAGGTGATTTCTACATCTACCTTGTTTCCTGACGGGGCTATAACTGTGCGTTTTAAATCTATTTTTGGTTCGTTCTCTTCCAAAAAGTTCTTAATGTATTTGGAATCCATTATTGGCATAGAGTCCACGAATTTGTGAATTGTTTGAGGTTGGTTGTCCCCATTTACAGATACGATTTGTTTGTGTAATCTCCAAGTAACTCTTGGTGCTACTCTACCTTGGGGATAAGATTCAACTTGTCGGTTTATATCGGTTATTTCTTTATAAATTAAAGGACGAAGAGTAACAGTAGATTGTGACTTGGGTAATGTAATAGTCCAAGTTCCGTTTTCATCTGGTTCTACGTTTGGTTTTCTGAATTCTAGTTCATCCAAAGGTATTACAACTGAGAATGATTTCCCCGTACTTGGGTCTACAGATTGAAGGTTGTATTCGTGACCAAAAGATGTGTTTCGGAGAAAAATTAGAATAGCTTCTAAATCTCCGTTTATCATATCATCAGGTCTCAAATCTGGTTCGTACACCTTTGACCTTAATAGGTTGATAATTAAGTCATCTGTGTTACTCGCCATTAATAAATTTTCATCACTTGCTGTTAGATATCCAACTTTAACCGACTTTTTTTTATTTGGGTAGAATTTACCACCACTTGGTAGTTTTACAACGTCATGTGGTAATGAAAAATTTTCTTGTCCGTATTTTTTTAAATTTTCGTCCATGGCTTAAAATATAATTTTGTTTTAATTTTTGTTTTCACAAAGTAATGAAGTTGTGTGTTTTTCCAATTACAAACCTCATTTTATTAGTCAGTAGGTCGTCACTACCATATGATGCGGTTTTTTCATAATTCATAGATTTTGTTTCAAACAATAATTCATTGACAACACTACCTATAGGATCTAGATATAATATTTTTACTGCTGTAATTTTGAAGAACTCATTTGGGTTAAAACAAAAATTGACTGTTTCATAAAATTCTGTCGTAAAAATAAGTTCGTCCCCCTCATTGAAAATTTTGAATTCTCTAAACAAATAACTAGGAATCTCGGTTCCTACGACTTCTATCGCGTACCTGTTCGCCATTAATGGTTCTATCAAATTTGGAATCTCTATCATAATTATTTTTTTTTAATGTAAGACGCAACCAAAGAAAAATAAATACAAAAAAAAATCTCGTATATTGCTACACGAGATTTTTAAGTATTGTAGATTTTTTTAGTAAACAAGAATACAACGATCAGGTTGTAAAGTGACTGACAATGTTGCCAAACCATCTTGACCATATTGTGCTTGATTCCAAGCTGACTTCGTAATCATACAAGAGTCCAATATCCATTTTTCAACCACTACACCCGTTGGGTCTAACATTTCTAGATCCACATTCTTTTTATATCCTGCGGCGTATCCCATACGACCTGTGACAGATTCCGCATGTAATCGTACCCACTCCATAAGGGCTTGTGTTGCCGAAGGTCCAATTGGGTCTCTGAATACTACGTTCATAGCGTTCCATTTAAACCTACCAGCTACATAGGTTTCTGTGTTTAGGAAAGGGATTGCCACAGATGTGATATCAATCGAAGGTCTATCCGTCGATTCAACAAACCATTCGTTAATCCCAAGGGTAGAGTCAAATCTTAATATAAATCTATTTACTCTTTTCGGTTCGTATGGAACCGGCATTTTCATCAGTAAATCTGCCATTTTATTTTTTTTTGATTATATTTATAGTCGTACTTTTTAAATACACTTAATAAATATATCCATGCCTAAAATATTTTACGACAGATCAAAATTTATTGAAAAATCAAAAAAAAAATTAATTGTGGTACCATTGTTTTTTTGAAGAAATTTGAGCGTTGAAAAATTTTTCTATTTACTTTGTTTTTTTTTCGGATATTCTCTATTAGAATCTAGTTTTTTTCCCGCTCGCGGTTGAATATGTCTTTAATATAGGTTCTTTAATAAATTCTTGTTTAATTTTTTCTAAGTTTCTTATATCATCATCTGAAAATCCAATTGTTGGTGTAAATGTTCCTTTGACATTGTCTTTCAAATAAAGTTTTTTCTTCAATTTTTTTGCATGTCTTTTTACATAATCAATAAATTCTTGTAGTGCTTTTACTTTGAGTTCTTCAGGACTAGCTGCACTATTCTCACTTCCATAAGACACAGGATAATACTTATTCAAATCCATATAATAATTTATCAAGTCTCTTGTGTTGATTCTATTTCCTGATACCTTTCTATATTTTTTCAGGTTTTTAAGTAATAAATCTTTATTAATTCCATTGTAATTAGTCACAATCATATTGTATATGGCTTGCTTTATAGTGTTTGGGTTATGCCCTCTAGCTGTAATAATTGAAAAAATAGAACCATTATTGATTGCTTCCACAAAGTCGGACCATACTGGTCCAGGTTTTCCCTTCATACTATCAATGATAAATTGTCTGTCTCCTTCTGTTCTAAAATTACGAAAGGGGTTTTGAGCGTAATCCACGATGGTTGTTCCCTCATATGGGAAATTTTCCTTACCTATAATTCCACGATACTTAGCAAAATCTTCGGTGGACATCCCAACTTCAGATCCTTTATCATCTAAAACCATAATCTTGGTCGGCATATGCATTATGTTATCATCCCAATCAAATGCATAATACTTTAATTCGGGGGTTCCGAAAACATCGAAACCCTCCGAAATTAAAGTCTGTTTGGTGTGTGAAATCATTTATTATTAGATATTTTCAAATGACGCTCCGGTTGGAGTTATCAAGAACTCAATATCAATAAATTCAAGTGCCTTAGTTGGTTTTAGATAAATTTTTCCTGAAAGGGTGTTTCTATCCAAATCCTCAGGTGAGTTACTTACGGTTACTCTGAAGTCATAAAGACCCCTATCTCTTCTGATAGCATCCAAGATCGGATTAACACTATCCAAGAAGTCCTGACGAACCTTAGCGTCGTTTTGTTCGAACAACAATCTTACAGCAACCGCAGAAATAAGTTTTCTAGCTTGTAGTAACAATCTTCTCACATTAATTCTGTTCAATGCTGTGTCGGATATTTGAAGAGTTTTATTACCCCAAATAACAGTACCAACATCCGAGAAAGTTGCGATAGGATTGATACGACCTTGATACAAAGTGTCTCTATCTTCTTGTGTCAACTTCTTACGAGCTTTAATAGCATTTACTAAACCACGTGTGTAACCCGCAGTTGCAAACCAAGGGAATGCGATGTTATCAGTTAATGCTAAGTTTCTACAAACCTCGTTGGTTGGTGGAATATAAATTTGAGTGTTATTTACAGTATCCCTTACAAGTATCCAAGGATAGTAGGTAGCAGTATAGTTGGAATCAATACCTGTATTATCTAAGTTATCAACTGCTTCGGTAGGATAAATGAAGTTATCGTTACTAGTTGGTAAAAACACATTACAATCAGGTGTGGTGACAATATAAATCGAGTCAGCTCTCTCGAACGTAATCATCGAAATAGCGTCTTCTACAAGATTTGAGTTATTAACATAGTCAATACCAGGGGTTGCAAACACATTGATGTTTGTGGATTCAGGGTTATTGAATGTACTGATACCCAACAAATATGCATAGTAGTCAGTATTAGTGTAATCTGTGAAGTTTGAAACACTAATAGGTTTAAATGCCCCCCACCCTGTAGCGTTCGGATATCTTGTTGTTGAACAAGCACCTCTCTGATATCCAGCACCACCGAGTATAAAACTATCACCATTTGTACGATACTCACGATAGACATCCCAACCATCAAAACCTCTTTGAACCAAGAAAGTAAATTTACGAGCTTGAATCTGATAGTAAGGGTTTTCCGAAGTTTCGGGATCGGATTGGAATGACGCATCACCACACTGGAATGCTGGGGTTCCCGAAGTTGGTCCTACTGCAATTTGAACAACAGTAGCCCCTGAGTCCATATGGAAACCTTGAGTAATGTAATCCCATGGTTCAGCCGCTTCAGAATCACAAATACTTACGGGATACTGAGCTCCTTTATACTGATAAAAATCAACATCATAACCAATTTGACTTGAGATACCTAAGAAGGTTGTTCTTACTCTGTCTCCTGAACTCTGAACCGCATTTGACATACCACGAGAAGAAACAGGTCCTGTCGTAGTTCCAAATGGGGGGTTGTAAATAACTTCACCAGGGAAATAATAAGCGGTTTTGTAAATTGGGAAAGGAGGGATTGCATTGGGATACTCCCTCATAACATACCCTTCGAAACCACAAGGTAGTGAATCGATAGGCGCATCCGAATCCAATTCTAACATAATATACTTCGAATTCAAAGCATATTCTCCGTCAGAAGTTCCGATCTTAACACCGATGTAA